AATAAAGTTTCGTGCGTGAGTTACTGGAGATAAAATAGTTTTTGCCATTTGAGATGTTGCTTTAGGAAATAAAATTAAATTTCTATAAACAGCACTATTCATAAATCCAGTAACTGGTTTGCCGGCAGCAGCTTCAATCGCATCGGCTACTTCTTTTAATGCATATTTTCCTGAAGCAGGATTAGCTATACCTGATGACAAACCTGATAAATCAATGTCTCTATACATACTTTCATCAAAGTTATCTCCCATTTTTAAAGCTACTTTTTCTACTTCTGCCATGCTTTCATAAAATAATGGACGCTTGCCAGCTTTGATAGCTTCCGCTGATGCAATAGACATGTCTGTTAACAATTGATTTCGTCTTGTAACAGCTGATACTTCTCCTGTTTGAGCAAGAATAGTTTGCATTGGGTCTCTAGTCTTTCCTAAAATTTCATCAATGATTGCTCTTTTCTCTCCTTTTAATTGAGAGATATCAAAATTTTTAGAAGTTGCTTTTTGTGCAATACTTTTATTAGGAAAAAAATTAGGCAGATCTATTAAAGCATCTTTGTCAAAATTTTTAGGAGCTTTTGCACTTTTAGCTATATTATTAATTAAAGTTTCTGCTTCTTGATAAGTAATAGGAGTTTTATTTTTCTCGGCAGCTTGTCTAAAAATTTTAATAGCTTTGTCTACTGTTTCAGTAGGTACTCTATAATTTAACATTGGAATTATAGAACGATTAGAAAATACATCATAAGTAGCACTAATATAATTTTTAAATTTGTCTCCAAATAAATCTTGAAAGTCTTTAAAGGTTCCTTTTAATCCATCTATTTTTAATTTGTCTCCTTTTTTAATTCCTTTTCCAAGAGTAGTAAACATATCTGCCCACTCTGCTCTCATTGCTTCCATTTGATCAAAGATTCCTTTGACTTGATTGTTATCGTAAGAAACTTTATTTTTAGTTAACCAATCTGTAGCTTTCTTTTTATTAGCTTTAGAGATACCACCCCATCCTATTGGAGTTTTTTCTCCGTATCTAACTACTCCATTATCTAATACAGTTGGCTTACCTGAAACTAAACCATCGTTTAAAACTTCTAAAAACTCTTTTCTTTTTGCTTTAGTAGTTCTATCAAAAAGTCTTTGAGTCCAAGGAAATAATCCATCAATTTTTTTATTTAAATTTCTTGAAACAGTTTGAGCAAAGTTAATATCTGCATATTTTTTACCTATAACTTCTCTTTGTGCTTTAAATAATTCAGGAGTCATCTTACCTTCTTTTTTAAATTTACTTAAAAAATTAAATAACTTTTGATCGATTGCATTGTCTGCGTATCTTAAGTCTTCTGTTCTTTTAGATAATAGTCCTAATGTTTTACCCATACCTCCTATTAAACCAGTAAACAAAGCTCCTTCAGTTCCAAACTTAATTCTATTAACTAATCTTTTAGCTGGATCTAAGTCTCCATCTTCATCTTTGTGAAGGCGTGTTGGTCCACCTAATAATTCTCCAAAGGTACCTGCTTGTTGAACATCCCCTATAAAAATTCCTTCTGCTGTACCACCGGTAATAGCTCCGGCACTGAACTTAGCTACTCTTCCTTTATTATTTAATCTTGCTAATTTAGTTCCAGTGTCTGCTAAAATTTTTCCTTTTTCATTAGTCATAGTAAAATAAGTACCAGCTCTTTTAGAACGTAATGCTTGTGAAGCTAACTTCTGACCTATTTTAAATCCAACACCACCAGGAATACCAATGTTAACTAACATCTCAGTAATTTTTCCTGCAGTAGTTGCTCTTGCTTTCTCGTCTAAAGTTGTAAGATCATCAAAATATTTTTCAATTTGAGCAGCTTTGTTTGTGCCTGCTCCAATGTCTATAAGGGTTGCACCTAGAGAAAAAAGTCCTTTAGGAATTTGTATTAAACCTGATCCAAGACCAGCTAATACAGATTCAAATGTACTGATTTCGTTATACTTTTCTTCGTCGCTAAGGATAGAGGCTTTTTGTTTATCTAGAACCGAAGAATCTACTACTTTCCCGTTTACTATTCGGACCATACTTTATTCTCCCTTCCATTATTCTTTCCACGAAGTAGCAAGCTGATCTCTCCACCATTTATTTAACATATCTAATTCTGTAGCTTCAGGATCACTGCCATCCATATAACCAATTCTACCGCCGTCTGCTTTTTTTGCTATTTTCTTATTTTGTGCCCAAGGATATAGATTTTCCATTGTTAAATCCATACCTTTTTCAATTACTTGCTTTTCAGGTCTTTTAGACATTAAATTTTTATTTTCTACCGGGGCACCTTCTGAATCAACTTTTACTGGTCCTGATGATGAAAGAAACTTCTTGTCTTCTTCACCGTTTGTGCCTTCCGATGAAACAGATTTTTTTGGTTGTTCATTGAAGAAAGTAAGAGAGTCTTCAACATTTATACTTGAATAAATTGGAGCTCCATCAGCCATACCATCTCCATCAGTGTCTTCAAAGACTAACCATGTAGATGTAACTGCATCAAACCAAACTCTGTCAGCACTTAAATTTCCTGAATCATATCCCCAATTACCACTATCATCTTGGGTATATAATTTAGGGTTAATAACATTAGCTGCTCCTGAAGCTAAATCTCCATCAGTATATCCATCTGCTAGTTCGTTTAAATAAACTCCTATAAATTCACTAGATTCGTTTTTAGGATCTTGAGATATTTTAAGAAGAGTTTCCCTGTTTCTTGCTTTTTGTCTATTTCTTGGTTCTTTTTTTAGCATATCTGATTTTATTGCTAGTTTACCTAATTCAAGTTTTAAATTTCTATCTTTTTCTGCTTCGTCTATTGCCAAATCAGATTTTAATTTTTCAACTCCTACTTCTTGTGCTGCTAGTTCTCCTGCTTGTGCTGTCTTTTTTCTCTCTCCTCTTGCACCTGTTACAGCTTGAGAACCTTCAAATATCATTTCTCCTACAGTCTTAGCAGAGCCATCTTCTTTGTATGGACTTGCTAAATAAGAAAAACCTTGAGCTGCATCTTGCATAGTTGTCGTGTTGTCTGCTGTAGATCTTCTAATATTTTCTTGAATCTCTTCAAAAGATGTACCAAGATTATATTGTTTTCTAGGTGTATCAAAAGGCGACGTGATGCCAGTCCCTTGAGCCTGGTAACTAGGGCCTCCACGCTTGAACATAGGTCTCTTTAAAATTCTATTGTACATAATCTTTATTGAAATACATCCGGGTTTCTACCATAGCCACCACCATACCCAGTTGGAATTCTTGTTGAATAACCACCCTGTGGTATTTGACCTTGTTGTGTATTCTGTTGGCCAAACATTCCCATAATATTAGCTGCTCCTAAACCTCCACCAATTCCTGTAACCATAGGGCTAGGTTGGAAAGGCATAGTAGGTGAACCAGGCATTGCTCCTGAAATTCCTCCGTAGATGTTTGCAACATCTTGAATTCTTGTCATTGGTAATTGGTAAGCTTGTTGTTGAGCTTGTGCCAATTGATTTAATTTAGTTTGTTCTAACATTTGGTTCTCTGCTCCTAGTGTTCCAAGAGCTGCAATACCTTGTTGCTCTAGGCCAGTTGCATAAGTACCCATTCCTTGTAGGTTAGCTAAAGCTTGTTGCTGTTGTTGTAATGCTTGGTTGTATCCTGTGCCACGTAGACCAGCTAATAAAGCTGCTCTGTTTCTGTCAGTTTCACCTTGGTACTGTGCCATTTGAATTCCTGCTCTTGATCCACCAAAAGCACCAGACCCTGCTTGTTGTTCTCTAATTTGTTTTCTTCCTGCACCAGCTTGAACATCAAAGTCTGCCATCGTTGCATCAATAACTTCTTTTTGATACGGCGACATAAATTGTTTGTAAGCATCAGTTGATAATAAATCTTGTGAGGTAGCTGAAGGTGCACCAATTGCATCTAGATAAGGTTGGTAAGAAGCTATTCCTGTTTTACCAGTAAAGCCTGTAACCATTCCTGAAGTATCTCTTTGGATATCTCCCATTCCATACATGTCTGCAGTTCTTTGTTGAGCTGCTTGTTGGAATGCGCCTGGTCCTGCAACCTTAGCTGTAAGTTTATCTACATTAATAGGAGTTCCTAGTTGCCCGATACCATATTTAAGTATCTGTTGACCATAAGGTTGTAGCGTTGCGCTAGGTAATAATCCAAATCCTGCTGCGTTTGTTGCCATTATGCTGTCATCCTTTTAGCTGTAGGTTGTGCTTCTAAATTTTTCATAGTGTCATACATTCTCTTTGCACCTTTATTAATACTTCCACCGCCTGCAGCTCTTACTGCATCAGCTGTAAATACAAATTCGTTTTTAGATAATCTCGCTGGGACATCATCTTTTTTTTCATACTCTCCAAGTGGAACAAAGCCACCAGAGAATCTATAATCTTTTTCTAATCCACCTAGATCCATGATACCACCATTTTCTTTTCTAGCTCTTTTTGGTAATCCACCGTAAGCATTTCCTCCAGTGTCTACCATGTCCAGCGCTATAGTGTAAACTTCAAATTGTTGTTCTTGCGTAAGATCATAAAATTCTTTTCCATATTTTTCTTCGGCTAAATCTTCTGCTATCATTTGAGCTTTCCACCCTCTGTCACCGCCGCCAGCCATAGGACCAATCTGAACTCCTTCTTCCATTTTAAGTTCATTATCTCCTACAAATTCTTCGTCCATCATTTCTACATCTTCAACATCTGGTCCGTATGCATACTTCTTACGAAGACCTGCAATACCACCTGTAGCTATTTGACTTCTTATAGATTCTTCTAACTGTTCAAGTTCCATTTGGTCTAACATTTCTAAAGGTTTTCCAAATAAAGTCTGAGCTGCCATTGCTCTTTCAGCGTCAGCGTTTGGTGCAGATGCCATCATTTTATTTCCTTGAGACATTGGAACCTCACCTTTAATCATATCTCTCCAACCACCATCGTTAAAGAAAATTTCAAAATCAAAATCAAAAATAGATTTATCTGGAGTACTCATCTGGTCCCAGATCATAAAAGCGTTAGCTCTATCTCCTCGGCCAGTATTATAAAAAACTTGTTCGCCAATGTTAACTCCTTCTTCTTTCATTAAATAGTCAGGAGTAATTATTTCTTCTTCGTCCATTTGTTCTACTTCAAATTCACCTGGTCCTTGTGCATATCCTCTACGAAGACCACTTATACCACCGTGTTTTAAACCAGTAGCTGCTGTGTAATCTGTTACTTCTGCTTTTGTTTTAGGTGTACCTGATACTGTCATGGGTGTTAAGTTTAAAGCAATCGCTGCTTCTGCTTCTTGACCGGCTGCTTGTGCAGCTTTCATATAATCATCGTAAGCTGCTTGTTGTAATTCGTTTTTTGCTTTTTGATCTTTGTAAGATGCGTATGTAGATAGTGCTGCTACTCCAACTTTAGCAAGGTCACTGTAATCTTTAGCTTTTCCTGCAGTTCCTTTTATCCATTCCCATGCGGCTGATAAACCCATAATTTTTAATTCCTTGTTCTATGATTATATATGAAAATCGCAGGGATTTCACCTGAACTTACCAGTTTACTTGTTTTTTTAACGATCGTCAATATCATCTTATATGTTACTTTTGGTACCTAAACCTAAGTCTAAGATTTTAACATTAACATCTCTTCTAATATGCTCTTGTTTAGTGTCTGTTTCAGGGTTATTTACGTCGTCGTCAGCTTCTTTATCTGACATATATTCTTTACCTGTTTCAGTATTAGTTAATGTTATCTCTACTTCAGGTGTAATAACGTGTACCTTTTTACCATCTATTACTTGATATTCACTCTTCGCTTCTTGTTCTTTAAAAGGCATATTTCTCCTATGTTCTGCTTGTCTGTAATACAGAAGCTGTCATTTTTATAACATTTCCTGTAGCACATTGCATCTTAATTTTATCTCCTGCTTCTAATATAATTATATTACTAAAGGTTAATAAATCTATACTGTTACTAGCTAATATATTAACCTTATCCCATTCATAATCAGTTGTGCTTGAAGCATCATATACTTTAATTTCTACATCTAGGGCTGAACCATGAGTATTAAAAAGCTTAATACTTTTAACTAAAGAAGTAGTTTCAGTAGGGGCCTCATACATATCATCGTATGAGCCTGCTGATGTTATTTTTGCTTGAATATTTTTATATATATTTGCCATTAGCTTAGAAAGAAATTAAACCTTTCTTGATCATCCTTTTCAGGTTGTTGATATGTTGAATTAAGTTGCTGGATTAAAGAAGAAAGTGTTCTGTTAATCTGTCTTTGATTATCTTCACTATATTCTCGTTTAGGTTCTGGTAATCTTACTACTATTTTTGTCATTATCTTCTCCCGTCTGCTTGAACATCTACTTGAAACGTACCATATCTCCAGTCTTCTCCAGAGCCTTCGTTTTCAATTTTAATATTTGCATATCTTCCTCTAGCTCTTGTATCAAATTTTGTAGAACTTGATGTAACACTAAATGGACTATAAGTACTATCTGTCATAGATTCTGAAGGATAGTTTTTAACTCCTACAATTACTTTAGCTGTTCCAGTTAACGTTTTAAAATCTGGTAAAAATCTTCTCATAGCTAAAAAATATTCTCCAGCTCCTTGTTGCGTGTTAATAGGAAAATCAAAAGAAGTTGCAAACGAAGTAAGAGTGGTTACTGTGTTATCAGGATTTAATTGATCCGTTCCTACTTCATGTTCAAAATAAACTGTTTGACCAAGTCCTGAAGCTCCTACTACATCTGGAAAAGTACCAGCTGATGAACTATTAAATTGAGTAGCATGGGGTTTTGGATAAATTGTTGCATCAATAAAAGTAGTTCTAATAGAATTAGTATTAACTCCTGTATACCAAATACCTCCTGGCTGTCTGCCAGATTCTCCATAATTAAATACTACATATCTATCATTATAACTTGCACTTGATGATGGGTAGTACCAAACAACTTCTGTAAATAGGTTATTGATTCCTGCATATACTTGTTGACCTTTAGTTGTAGCAAAGTCATCAAATACATAATCTTCTACTACACACGGTAAAGAATTAACTGTACCATCAAAAGAAAAGAATCCATTATTACTTAACCAATACGCAACACCATCTATTTCACAGCATGCGTTTTGGCCTATTAATCCACAGTTAGTACCTACTTGTTCAAATTCAAAAGTATAAGGAGCACCAACATATTTCATAGTATAAAGAGCATTGTCAGTCCAAACTAGAATGTTTTCTTTAGCAACAATAGCTCCCATTAATTTTGTTCCGTCTTGAAGTCTTTGATCTCCTGCACTGTTGTCCGCTTCTGGTGCAAAGGTATTAATAGCATTAATATCAGAGAACCGTAGAAACATATCATCTTGTGAACTTGAATCTCCTAATGTAGTTTCTGTTCCAAAATGAACTAAGTGTCTTGTCGTTGGAGATATTAAAGTAAACCTACTAGCTGTTGGATTTCCATCACCACTACTAATAGCTGTTACATAACTTGTTGTATTCATAGAAGCACGTGTTGTAAATTTTGTGTCTCCACTTACTCCTGAGTTCCATGTATATGTTTTCCCATTAGCAATTGTTGCAACAAGAACTTGTCCCCAATTACTTAAAGACCAAAGTCCTGGTTCTAGAGTAACTGTTGTTGCGTTAACTGCATCACCCCAGTTAGTCCATTTAGTTGCATTTTGTAAAGCCGTATTATCCAAATGAGCTTGTCCATTTGAAGTCCCGGGAGTTGCTGTTCCTAAAGCTCCTCTAGTAATGTTTTGAAAATTTGTAGCGTTAATTGCTGTGTAAGTAATTAACTCAGCCGTAGGCACTGTGCCGACTGCAATAGTTCCTGTAGAAGGAAAACCTGTAGTAGAGTCTACTGTAACAGCTGTACCAGCTCCACCAGTACCAGCAGTGTCAGCATTTAAAGCTCCATCTAATTGATTAGATTCTGATCCTGTAACTGTTCCACCATAGTCTCCAATTCCAAATCCATAGCCGTATGATTGTTCTGAAGGTCCTACTCTTTGATAAGGAGATACAATACATGCACTTCCTGAAGTTAAATCCGAACCGCCTCCTGCAGTCTCAGCTGTTGGAGATGTAATAGTAAATGTAACGTTACTTGGAACGCTTATAACTTGACAAACTTGTTTATCAGTACTTGTATATTCAATATTATTTTTATTTATACCTGAACCAGTAGGCATAGTAACAGATTCTAAAGCTACAATGTCTCCTATTTCTAAACCGTGAGCAGATCCTGTAGTAATAGTTATAGAAGTACCGGGAGCAGTACTATTAGTAGTTATAGTAGAAGCCCCAAAAGTAACTTGAGTTCCGGAAGAATTAGTTCTAAAAGGAGTAATATCATAAAGTGCTCCTTCAAAATATATAAGTAAAAATTTGTCGGTACCTATTCCAACATATCTATTTCCTTCTAAATCTGTAAAAGCTAATTGTCTTCTGGCTACACCATGAATAGTGTCTGTAAGTAAAGAAGCCCAGCCACCTACTTTTTCAGCAAGTCCGTATCTCCATCTTACATTATCGGAATCAACCCATCGGTCTGTTGCGCCGACACCAGTGTCTTGTTTATTGACACCTGGTTGAAATTTCATTTCAAAAAGAGCCATATGCTACGCTCCTTATGTTGCTTTACTCTTATAGTTCCAACCGCATGTAGCGTCTACATATATAAAAGTAGCTGCCATACCATTTGTATTTAAAGTGGCATTAGAAGTCCCATTATTAATAGGTTTTCCATTTCTATCTACTGTAACAGCATTTGATGCAAAGTAGTTTCTAGAATCAACTATAGTAACTTCATCACCTACTGCTGGTGAAGCAGGTAGTGTTACTGTAACTACTGCAGAAGTAGTATCTACAAAAATTTGATCTCCAGCTACCGCTAAATAAGCAGAATATGTATTATTAATAGAAATAGCTCCTCTGTCTAAAATAGTTATAAGAGTCTGGGTCCCATTTGATTTACATAAAACTGTTGCTCCTACAGGAATAGGTTGAGTAGTGCCACTAGCAGTTAAAACTCCTAGAGTGTATTTGTTAGTTCCATTTCTATCAGTATCATCTTTCATGATCCAAACTCTATCAGAACCTGATGGCATAGTTATTGTTCTATTAGCCGCTAAAGTTCCATAAAGTCTAAGATATTGATTTTTTCCGTTAGAAGTAGCTCCATCAGTTAAAGCTAATGTTACATCTGAAGATGCCATGTCTACATCTAAAACCCCAGATGCTACTTGTTCTAAAATTTGTAAGTTAGTATTGGTAATACCACCCCATTGACCAGCTTTTTCACCGGTTGTTATTAATTCTAATTTTGTATCAGTTGAATACGTTGATGCCATAATTTTATACTCCTGGGTCTATTTCTACCCAAGTCATACTAACACCTGGGATTATTTCACTCCATGTTATTGCTTGTGCTGTTCCTGTAGCTAGGGTTAAATCTATGCCACTAGGCTCAACATTTGCGTCAGCCGTAACTGTAACATTTCCTGAAGAAATTACAACATTATTTCCGCTAACTGATACGTCTGCTCCACCTGTTGCTATAACGGTTCCAGTAGCTAAAGTAATATCAGATCCAGTAACTGTAAAATCTACATCAATATTAAGAGTTACAGTACCTGTACCTAGAGTAAGTGGATTTGGATCAGGAATTTCTGTAATAGAATCTGCTGTGATTCCTGGGTTTCCAATATTAATTGTAAGCTGATTACCTGTAACTGCAAGAGTTACATTTCCTTCATTACCTGAAGCTGAAATGGGTAGCGCTGCAAAAGAGTCAAATCCTAATAACATATATATCCTTAAAAGGAGGCTGTGTGGTATGTGGTGGTGACACAGCCCCCATCTAAAGATTATATCACTATAATTCTATAGTATCAACTCCGTTAATTTAGTATCTAATCCTACAGAACCTTTATAAAAAGTATTAAATGCTAAACTTATTCTGGTATTATTACCTTGTTTAGTTTCGACTTGATGAGTAGTTGATGAAGGAAACATAAATAAATTACCTGTTTCTACGTTAAAAAACCAAGTTTTAGAGTTCCATAAATTCCATTTATTATCAGCTGTTTCAGGTTTTATTTGTTCATAACCTTTACCATTAGTAAAAAGTATTTTATCATTTTTTATATCTGAATCTATATACAATACACCAGACACCACAGAATTAGGGTGTTCGTGTCTGTGATGGTATTGATTAGCTTCTGTATAATTTAACCAAGATTGAGTTATATAAAGTTCTAAATTATTTTTGGGACAAATAACTGTATCTAAATAATCCTTACAACATTTATCTAAAAATTTTTTTATGTTTTTAAATTCTTTTCTATTAAGAATATAATTATCTAATGTATTAAAATTACCGTCATTTTTAGAACAATGTTTTTTTTGTTGTTTTACAAAATTTAATTCTTGTTTCGTAAATTCTCTATCTATTTTTGTTGTATAAATAGGCGTTGGAAAAATAGAATGTATTTGAGGATCACTCATAATTAATAACTGCGTAAGTAAATATCTTTATATCTGTTGGAGTTACTACTTTGTATTCTACATCAGAGTCAAAAGATACTAACTGATTTTCTGTGCTTTTAATAAAAGCGTTATCAATTTCAATACCACCATTAGTATTATTAGCAAAGAGAATTGCTACTTTGGTGTTTTGTTTATGATTATTAATTATATATTTTTTAGGTTTAAAAGTTTTAAGAAATAAATTAAATCTTACTGAATGTAATTTTTTGTGTGGTATTTTTTCTAACACAGGCTTTATCATATTTAAATAATTTAAAAAATAACGATTAGTTAAATTAGAATTTTTTACAATTTCATTAGTAAACTTATAACCTTTGCACGGTTTGTAATTTACAAAATCATTATAAAACCAATAAAAAGTATCTCCTGTTAATGTATCTCTAATACTAGAAAATAATACAGGGGGTATAAGATTATTAATAATGTTGTGTTTTATATTTTTTTCGGACATACCACCACTTAAGATATATTAATTTTTAAGAATTGTCAATATCCCACTGTTTTGTTTCTTCGTTCCAATAATATGTATTTTCTCTATCTGGTAAAGCAATTGGTGCTTCCCACTGACAAGTTGTTTCATTTAATGTCCAACTATTAAAAGGTTTAGTTGGAACAAAAGCATCTCTTTCTTCATCGTAAGTATCTCCTATTGCTGCAAAGTTTTTTCTTAAAGGTGTATTACCTAATTTATGAACTCCACCAGAAGTATTATAAGAAGTTTGTTTCCAAATAGCCCATCCTGTTAATTTAGTTAAAAAATCAATTCCAATATTTTCTTGTTCAACACCATTAGCATCTAATATTTCATTATTGTGAACTGAATGAACTTCTATTACTTTGTTGTTTAATCCTATTTTTGCGAACGATGCCATTATGATGTATAACTCCCTGTTGCGTTAAATACTAAAATTGTATTTGAGCCACTCGTAGTAACTGTTGGACTTCCACTTGTTGTACCTGAATAATCGGATGTTGCTATACTTAAAATAACTACACCTTTTCCTCCATTACCACCAGATCCAGTAGCAGGACCGCCACCGCCGCCACCACCGCCGCCTGTATTTACAGTTCCCGCAGTTCCAGTACCACTTACAGCACCAGCACCACCTCCACCTGATCCTCCAGCCCCAGCAGTTCCAGGTGAATAAACGTTACCACCTCCACCACCAGCTCTTGTAACAGCTGCACCAGTTATTGAAGAAGAAGCACCAGGTCCCCCTGCACCTGCATTACTATTACTCGTTGCATCGCCTCCAACACCACCAGCACCTCCACCACCACTACCTGGATATGGACTACCAGCATAACCACCATTACCACCGCCTGCATAACCTTGAACTGGACTTGTTACTGGAGAAGATATCCCACCTACTGATGTGGCTCCATCACTCCTAGCAGAACCTCCACCACCAGAACCACCATTACTACCTGTACCAGCTGGTGTAGTCCCATTTATAACTGCACCGCCACCTCCACCTCCTGCGGAAGTTATTGTTGTAAGGCCTGTTGCTGAAATTGAACTATTACTACCATTTGCAGCATTATTTGAATTATCATTATTTCCTGCCCCACCATCACCAACTGTAACAGTAATAACAGTACCACCATAACTTATACCTTGAGTTGATGTTCTATAACCACCAGCTCCACCACCAGAACCGTGATTACCACCAGAACCTCCTCCTCCACCAGCAATAACTAAAAAATCTATATTATAACTTGTTGGGGATTCTGATTGTAAACCTGAATCTGTTACTAACCAACCTTGGGTTGAATCTACATAAACTAATGTAACGGCTAAACCTTCTGTGGCTAGAGTTGCATCCACTGCTGCACCACCAATTTTTTCTGAGCCATTTGCTGCTAGAGTTAAACTATTATCATCAAAAGTATTTGCATAATCTTTAACAGCAACAACATCTCCAGCAGATCCGGCTGGAAGATTTACGGTAAAAGCACCGCCTGTTGTATTACAAAAATATCCTGTTCCTGCTACTGCAGTAAAAGTTGTTGTTTTAATTGAAGATGTATCCCAAGATGCAGAACCTCCAAATCCTGTGGCTGTTCCATTATTAGTTATAGTTGCACCACTAGGAATTGTTATTGTATCACCAGAAGCTCCAATAGTAATAGTATTAGCATTTTCGTTAATAATATTATTACCAGCTTGATCTTGTATAGTGTCTACTTTTAAAATACTACTCATTTAAATCCCATTTTTCAGTTTCTGTATTATAAGTGTAATTTTTTTGTTGCCAAGCTCTATTATCTTCATCCCATTCATACCTAATTTCATCAGTATCTTCATTAGGTTTTGGAATTGGTGCTTCCCATAGACAAGTTGTTTCGTTTATAACCCACGATGCATAAGGGCTAGGCGGTATAAATGCATCTCTTGTTTGGTCATATTTAAAACCAACTGCTGCATAATTTTTTCTAATATTTCCATTGTAAGAAGTTTGTTTCCAAACATCTCTTGTATTATAAAGATCATTTAAAAAATCTATTCCTGCTTGTTCTGTTGTTGCTACGTCATTACTTACTACAACTATTTGTTCAACTTTATTTCCTTTTCCTATTTTTGCAAAATGAGCCATTATGCTGTGTAACTCCCACTTGCGTTAAATACTATAATTGTGTCTGAACCTGATGTTGTAACTGTTGGCGAACCTGATGTTGTGCTTGAATAATCTGAAGTTGCCATTCTTAAAATAACTACACCACTTCCACCATTACCACCATTAGCTGAGCTACCTGTATTACCACCAGAGCCACCGCCACCGCCGCCAGTGTTAACTGTACCTGCTACACCAGTACCACCATTTCCTGAACCTCCATTACCACCTCCTGAAGTTCCAGCACCGAATGAAGAATTGTTGTAAGCTCCTGAACCGCCGCCTCCGCCTCTAGCCACTCCAGCGCCTGTAATAGAAGAAGTTAAACCAAGACCACCAGCTTGACCAATATTGGTAGTACCATAAGTACCTACACTAGAAGCACCGCCGCCTGAACTTGCACTATACTGATTTTGACTGGTTGTTCCACCATCGAAACCTTGATTAGCTGTTCCTGATCCACCAGGTGAAGGCACAGAGCTACCACCTCCTCCACCACCAGAACCACCGTCTCCACCAACTCCAGTGTTAGCATTTCCTACTGCCGCACCACCACCTCCTCCTACGGAAGTAATTGTAGTAAGACCTGTTCCTGAAATAGAACTATCTTGACCACTTGCTGAAGTAGTAACACCAGATGTTGACGACGCACCGCCTGATCCAACTGTTATTGTATAAACTGTACTTACCTGAAGTGATAAACTTGTTTCTGAACTACCGCCACCACCAGAAGCTTCAGAAGCATAAGAATTTCGATATCCCCCTGCTCCCCCACCAGCAGAACCTATATAACCACCTGATTCATTATTTCTACCGCCACCACCTCCACCAGCAATAACTAAAAAATCTACACTATAAGATGGAGCTTGTACACTACTTTGTAAACCATCGTCAGTTACTAACCAACCTTGTGTTGAATCTATAAAAATTAATGTAGCTGCTATTCCTTCTGTTGTTAATTCTTTGTTTTGAGCAACGCCACCAATTTTATCTGAACCATTTGGAACTAAAGTTAATTTATAAGTATCAAAAGTATTTGCATAATCTTTAAATGCAACCACATCTCCAGCAGATCCTGCTGGAAGGTTAACTGAGATTGCACCGCCTGTTGTATTACAAAAATATCCTTCGCCCGCGGTTGCTGTAAAACCAGATGTCTTAACTGTTGTACTCCAAGACGCTGAACCTGTTGCACCAAATCCTGTGGCAGTACCAGAGTTAGTTATAGTTGCTCCACTAGGTATAGTAATAGTATCTCCACTATCCCCTATTGTTAAGGATGTGCCTGATTGAGGTGTTACTTTATCTACTTCTATTTTACTCATTTTCTACTACTAAATCCCATTGTTGTGTTTCTTCATTCCAAGTATATTTGTTATCGTCATCAGGATAAGCAACTGGTGCTTTCCATAGACAAGTTTCTTCGTCTAAAATCCAACTATTATGAGTTTTTGAAGGTATAAATGCATCTCTATCACTATCATATTTTCCCCCAACGCTTGCGTGATTTTTTCTAAAAGGTGTGTTACCTAATAAATGAACTCCACCTCTAGTATTATAAGAAGTTTGTTTCCAAATTGGCCAATTTGTTAATTCTGTTAAAAAATTAATTCCAAGCTTTTCTTGTTCTACACCATTACTATCGTGTAAAACTTCGTTAACAACTGAATGAATTTCAATTACTTCTCCATTTAATCCTATTTTTGCAAAACTTGCCATTATGTTGTGTAACTCCCGTCTCCGTTAAATTGTAATATTGTATTACTCCCACTTGTTGTGACTGTAGGACTGCCTGATGTTGTACTAGTATAACTTGAAGTCGGCATACTTAAAATAACTACACCTTTTCCTCCTGCTCCTGCCGCAGCTGCAGGTGTTGAACCGGCTCCACCGCCGCCGCCTGTGTTAGCAGTTCCAGCTTGTCCTGCAACACTAGGATTTTCTCTTGCTCCATCTCCACCACCACCCGCACCGCCAGGACCTAGCGCTCCACCAGCACTACCATTATTTGAACCATTTCCTCCACCGCCACCTGCTCTTGTGACTGATGCACCTGTGATTGAAGACGCTGTTCCAGTACCTCCAGCGGCACCATTATCATTAGTAGTATTTCCACCTACTGCTCCGGCACCTCCACCGCCGCCACCACCATATACTCCACCCGCAGTGTTAGAACCACCATCATTACCTTGACTTGGAGAAGTACTTGGTGTGTTACCAGAACCCTTATCTGAAGCCGAAGTAGAATAACCTGAACCACCACCTCCTGAACCTCCATTATTACCTGTTTTTAATGCATTGTTGGTACCTCCACCCCCACCACCTGATGATGTTATGGTTGTTAAACCTGTACCTGAAAAAGAAGAATCACTTCCACTGCCTCCTCTACTGCTACCAGTACCAGCTATACCACCATCACCTACTGTTATTGTAATTGATGTTCCTCCGGTTACTGTTTCAGTTGCTGTTCTATAACCACCAGCTCCTCCGCCACCACCATAATAGTGTCCTCCACCACCGCCACCTCCAGCAATAACTAAAAAGTCAATATCATAAGTTTGAGGCATATCAGTTTTATTTCCAGCAGTAGTAACTACCCAACCTTTTGTTGCATCTACATAGACACACAATACAGCAACTCCATTCGTTGCTACTGTTGCATTGATTGCGCTTCCTTCAATATTTGAACTATTTCTACCAATAATTAAATTATTACTACCAAAAGTAGCAGCATAATCTTTAAAACCTACTATATCACCCGCAGATGGTGAAGAAGGTAGTGTTAAAGTAAATCCTCCTCCAGTTGTATTACAAAAATATCCATTTCCTGAAACTGCTGTAAACCCTGTTGTTTTAATACTTGATGTATCCCAATTTACTGTACCTGTTCTACCAAATCCTGTTTGTGTACCGTTATTAGCTATAGTTGCGCCTGAAGGAATAGTTATAGTATCTCCACTATCCCCTAATTGTAGACCTGTTCCCGATCTTGGGCTTACTTTATTTACTTTTATTTCACTCATTATACTACTACCAATGTTCCTGTTACTGTTACTGTTCCGGGTATTGTAATGGGTCCTGCAAGAACACCGTTCTCAACAGTTTGAGTCCCATCAATCGTTGCCGCTTGATTAGGTATAAAATCATTTGGGCTATATTGCCCTCCAATATATTGGATTCCATTTATTGTCGCCGTCATAATTCCTCCTACGAACTAATTGTGTCAATGTATGAACAAACAACATCTAGTGAACTTGCCGTATCACTAACTGCTTCTAATACATCACCATTAGCTAAAACAATCTTTGCTCCTCCTTGGATCAATTCGATAGCTGAATTAGGTGGAATTACAACTCCTTTAGCTATAAAGTAATCTGCTCCGCCTTTTGCAATTTTAACATCAACTGTAATCGTTGAAGTTAAAACATTACAGCATCGAATACCTATAACTGCATCATAATCTCCTGCAGTTAAGATAGTTTCGTCGCTTGTTCCAATTGTTCTTACTAGACTGTTTCTAAAATCTTGTGCCATATTTATTTCCTATAATGCAACCGCCATTGCTAATGCAAAACCTGCGCTTGCTGCTCCTACTGGATTACCAGACGAATCTAGGTAAACCGATTTACTTGCAGGCATTGTACAAAATACATCTAACGTGCCTGAAAAATTAATTTTTGATGTATTGCCTGCAGAATTATTTAAAACTGTAGTTCTTGCAAGAGTATCAGGTGTTGAATCGGTTACTGTACCAATACCAACTTCCCAATTATCTGTTCCTTGTGCATGAATAGTATAATAAGTTGTATTACTATTACCAATCCCTGCAACAAAAGTTACAAAACCACTTGAAGCACCGGCAAGATCTAACGTGCCTGTACCTGTAGTTGTACTAGTTTCTTTTACTCTGTCATTTAATACTAAAGCCATTTTTAAACTCTCCTATTAACTCATACTTATGATAGCATCAGTTGGTGTTGATGGATCAGGCATAGTAATTTTAAATGTACCATTAGTACAAGTTTTACTTCCGCCAAAATCTAAAACGACAACTAATTTATCAGAATCCGAACTATTGTATATTGCTCCAAATGCAGCTGTAAAAGTTGCAGATGACCATGTTGAATCAGCAAAGTCTACATAACTAACAGCAGACGATATTGTAACTGATTGACTTCCTAAAGTGTTTCCACCTGTAGAATATCCAGTACCAGAAGTTCCAACTTGGTTGGCTGATCCTGAAGAATATGCAGTGCTCGCAGTCGTGTATGGGTTTGCTGTATACAATGCTAGTTTAAAAGTATCTCCTCCGTTAGCAAAATTATGATTGCCGGATAGAAGTTCACTTCTAAAACTAAAAGGTATTACATTTGCCATATTTTATATCTCCTTAATAAGTAGATGGTGATTCAGATTTAAGGGGAATACGAATAACACCATCTTGATATTCGCTTCTGCGTCTTCGACCAAGTTGTTCAGTCGCGTACGTTTCTAAAGCTTCATTATAAGCTTTATCGTAGTATTGTAACATATCTGTTGGTCCTTTCAAGTATCCATATGCATTTACTAAACATGCATACATAAGGACATCTGGATATTTATTAGACAAATAAGTCCCTGTAGTGGACTTAGTTGAATCCGTTAAGCTTATAGGATTTTTATTATAAGCCAAAGTAATTTCATAAGCTGCATTAGGAGTAGGGGCTACTACCCAGTAATTTTCGTCCCAATTAGCGTAATATTTAGGTAAAGTACTAGAAGAAGTACCTGGTGTATCGTAATAAGTAGCTATAAAACTAGGGTCTCTTTGCTCTAAATAGACCTGTTCATTAGAGCTATCTTTTAATTGAATATATCTAATAGTTCTAAGATCAGATGGAATAGTCACATATCTATTTCCAATAACCATAGTTGATGTCGCATAATGCCTTTCTAAATCTGCATCTACTGCTCTATAAATTCTGTTTTCAGCATTTGTAATAAATTTATTCATTACAGCTGTTGTAAAAACATTACTTCCAACTTCAGTATAGTTCTGAATGTCTGTTTGTAAATTTGCTAATGTATATGTTAATCCTGCTGGCATATTATTGTGGTCCTATCGTTTTTAAAGTTACTGGTCCTGAAGATACATTATAGCCACCTCCCCGGATTTGTCCAGCAGTTGCATTACTGTCTGCACTAAAATAATAATTGTTTGCTGGCGTTATTAATAGCCTTACTGTGGCACCAGTATTGTGAGTAGCAGCTGTAGATCCAAATGCTCCTCTTGTAACACCTGTTAATTGATTGTCTGTAACTTCTGTTACATTAATTTGACCCCCCATTTCAGCATGGCTTGAACATTGATAATATAATGTTGCAGGAGCTGAACTATCTACAACGATTCTTGTGTATGCACCATCAGTAACTCCAGGAGTACCAAATGTTGTAACTCCAGTTGTATACTCTCCACCAGATTTATCTGCAGCTGTATAAAATCTTAAAGGGTGAGTCTCATTAGTAGAATCAGTTTGACTAAAAGTATATGTACCAGTTTTAATAAAATTTAAAGTATCTTGTTGTACATTGTCTATGTAATATTTATTACCACTTGCAGTGTTTACAACTTTAACAGAAA